ATATGATTGGAGAGAAATACCTAAACTATGTAAAAAGGCAAAAGAAGAATTGTATAATCAGCTTTTAATTTTAGCCGATAAAGTCAAGAAGGAAAAGAAAGAAAAGGAGTAGAGGAATGAGTGATAAAGATACAGCAATGCAAGTGAGATGTATATATTGCCATAAAGAACAATATGCTCCGGCAGTTTATGAAATTTCACAAGGCAAGCACCCTTGTGTTTGGTGTGGGGCTACACCTCCAAAGATGACAGTAGCAGAATATGGAGATAAATATAATTGTGGAGAGGAGTAAGTATGTTAATACTTAAAATAATAGCTACATTATGTGAAATGTTTTTACTAATAGTGATTTATAAAACTATGTATGACTGCAATTGGATAGGTTGGAAGGATATTTTAATTTATGGTTTTATATTTTTAACTATACTTATATCTATTTGGATATAATAGAGAGAGACGAAAAATGAGAAAATTAAAAAGAATAATTGAAGAACATTATTTTAAAAACGACCAAATGCTTTCAGTTGTTAATTGCTATATGTCCTTACATGACCTTGCTTCTATATATTTAAGTGATAAAGACGAAGGGATGGGAAAGTATTTATTTTCAATATATAATTTACAATCAAGTTTTGGTGTTGATTTAATGCCTTCTCACTTTAAAGAAACTAGAGAAATACCCATGAATGAAGTAGTGGAATATTCTAACCAACCTTTATATATGAATCAATTATTTACTTTAAAGAAATTTGAAAAGATAACTGAAGAAGATATACTAAATTGCACTAAATATTTTGTAAATGAAGTATTAGATATATTTTTGATATTTAATATAAAATTTATAAATGAAATAGAAGAAAAAATATAATGAAAGAAAAAGAATTAGCAAATCAAAATCAAATAATAAAAATAAGAACTGGCTCTCATTTATATGGAACTCATACTAAAAATTCAGATGAAGATTTTATGGGAATATTCATACCTACTAAAGATTATGTATTAGGAATAAACAAATGTGAACAAGTAATATTGTCAACTAAAACGCCACAGACAGTAAAGAATTTAAAGGGAGATATAGACTATACTATTTATTCTTTAATTAAGTTTATACATTTAGCTATACAGAATAATCCTAATATAGTAGAACTGTTTTTTGTTAATGATAAGTGTTTATTAGAATGTGATAAATTTGGACAAGAATTATTAGATAATTATCATTTGTTTATATCTAAAAAATCATATCATACATTTAAAGGTTATGCTTATGCACAAAGAAAGAAATTGGAAATAAAGAAAGAGAATATGACAGGTAGAAAAGAATTAGCTTTAAAGTTTGGATACGATACTAAATTTGCTTCACATCTAATAAGATTGCTTTTGGAAGGATTAGATATGCTAGTTGAAGGTAAACTACAATTTCCTTTACCACAGAATAATTTGGTTAGAGATATAAAAATAGGAAAATATAGTTTAGATTGGGTATTAAATAAAACCAATGAACTTGAAAAACTAATAGATATGGCTTATGTTAAATCAGACCTTCAAAAAACAGCTAACACTAAAGAGATAAATAAACTACAAATAAGGTTATTGGAGGAATATTGGAATGTTAAATAAAGTAAAAGAAATAAGACAATTAAAAGGTAAATTAAAAATAGTTGATATTGCTCAAAAATATGGGGTATGTTTTCAAAATATTAGCAATATTATAAATCATAAAATATGGGTAGATGTTAAATGACAAAATTACAATATATATATAATAAAGTTAAAAAAATCATATATCCTGTTTATGCTGTAGGGGGTTGCGTTAGAGATGAATTAATAGGAGTAGAACCAAAAGATTATGATTTTGCTTGTCCCTTTTCTCCTGACGAGATTGAAAAGGCAATCAAAAACGAGGGTAGGAGGGCATATTTAATTGGCAAAAAATTTGGTACTTTGGGTGTTAAAATTGAAGGGAATTATATAGAATTAACAGCATTTAGAACTGAAGAATATAAAAGGAATTGTAGAAAACCAAATGTAGAATTTGTAAAAGACCTACATTCTGATTTAAGTAGAAGGGACTTTACTATTAATGCAATAGCCAAAATAGGAAATAAATATATAGACCCCTTTAATGGAAGAGAAGATTTGGAAACAAGAACATTAAAATGTGTAGGTAATACAAAATTAAGATTCAAGGAAGACCCATTGAGAATGTTAAGAGCCGCTAGATTTATTTCTCAATTAAAACTAATAAATGTAGATGAAGCAATATGGAAAAAAACATTAGAACTTAATTATAGAATATTAACAGTAAGTAAAGAAAGATGGATGATAGAGCTAGATAAGTTATTGTTGTCAGATAATATTAATTTAGGATTAGATTTTTTAATGATAACCAGATTATTTAACTTTATGATTCCTGAACTAGCATTACAATTAGATTATAATCAAAATAGTAAATACCATGACTATGATTTATGGACACATACAAAACAGGTTGTTTATTCTACTCCTAAAGACTTAAATTTAAGGTGGTCTGCTTTATTACATGATATAGCAAAGCCGTTTGTAAGAACAAATAAGGTTGATAGGAGTAACTATATACACCATGCTAGACTAGGTTCAGAGATAGTAGAGAAAATAGCAAATTATTTAAAATGGAGTAATGATAGGAGAAAAGTAGTAAAAGATTTAGTATTAAATCATTTAAATGAAGATAGTATACTTAAACCATATGATGATAAGTTTAAAAAGAAAACAAAATAATGATTGACAAACTATTTATATTATGATATAATGGTTTGTAAGTTAAATGATATTTATAAATAAATTGAACTGTAGTGGCGGAACTAGACGCACAAGACGGTAACCAAACCTCGAATTAGTCTTATGAGCTGAAGTTCTCGGGATATAATACTCATTTGAAGCTAATTATGCAGGTATCGAATCCTGCTTACAGTTCATCTAATTAAAGGAGAATAATATTGAAAGATTTTAATAATATTTTCAGACCAATAAAATGGAATGAAATTAAAGGTCAAGAACATGTTGTGAAGATATTGAAATCACAAGCAATAAATAAAAAAGGATTAGCTAATTCATATTTGTTTTCAGGTAAAAGTGGCATAGGTAAAACTACTTTAGCTAGATTGTTTTTTATGAGTTTAAATTGTCAAGATTTATCAAAAGAAGGGAATCCATGTCTAAAATGTCCTTCATGTCTAAATTTCAAATTTGATTTACTTGAAATAAATGCTTCTGATAATAGAGGTATAGATGATATTAGGACATTAAGTAAAGAAATATACTATAAATCTCCAATATCTAAATATAAAGGTATCTTACTTGATGAATGTTTTTTAGGTTCTACTCCTGTTCTTCTTGAAGATATGACATATGAAAAAATTGGAAATATAGTAAAACATAAAAAAGAAAAAAAAGTTCTTTCTTATAATTTAAAAACAAATAAAATTGAATCCAAAAAAATTATAGGTTATTTTAGAAAAAAAGTAAATTTACAAAAAACAATTACTATTAAAACCCAACATGGTAACAAATTTACATGTACAGATAATCATAAAATACTTACAGATAAGGGATATAAAAGAGCGGACAAACTACAAAAGAAATCTATAATATATGAAATTAGGAATAAAATTCCTTCAAATATTAAACAGGTTTTATTAGGAACAATACTTGGAGATGGCTATTTAGGAAAAATGAAAAATACAGTAAGATTAAAAATGAATCATTCTTATAAACAATTAAAATATATTACATATAAAAGGGACATAATATCTAAAGTAATAGACTGTAGTAAATTATCAACCACAGACAGAATAAATAAAGATACTTTTGGAGATAAATTTACAGGTTACAATACAAAAAGCTCATGGTTTTTAACAGATATTTATCCTCTTATTTATAAAAATAAGAAAAAATATATTAATAAAAAAATATTTAATCAATTTACTTATATTAGTTTAGCTTTTTTATATATGGACGATGGAAGTATGTCTAAATCAGGAAATGCACATTTACATATTTGTGGTTTTTCTAATGAAGAAGTAAAAATGTTTTCTATGTTTCTTAACAAAAAATTTAAATTAAAAAATACAGCCTATATTACAGGTAAATATCCTTCTATTAGATTTTCAAAAGAAAGTAGTTTAAAATTATTTAAAAATATAAGTCCCTATGTTATTCCCTCCATGAGATATAAATTAGCAGGGGATTTGTTGCCTTTTGATAATGACTTTTTTAATAATTGTACTAAATCTTATGAAATAAAACCAGCCAAAATTAAAAATATTGATTACAAAAAACATAAATGGACTGTAGAAGTATTTGATATTGAGGTTGAAGATAATCATAATTTTCTAGTTGGAAATAATTATAGTTTAGGGTTAAGCAATATTGTCTCTAATTGCCATATGTTATCCAAGCCGGCTTGGAATTGTTTACTTAAACCACTAGAAGATGCATCTAATGATTTTATTTGGATTTTATGCACAACTGAATTAAACAAAGTATTAAAAACAATACAAACAAGATGTCAGACATATAAGCTTAATCCTATTAGATGGAAAGATATATTTGATAGAATAGAAGAACTAACAAAAGAATTAAAAATGGATGTAGATGAAAAAACGATATGGACAATAGCAAGGAATTCTGATACAAATTTAAGACAAGCGATACATCTGTTAGAACAATATAGTAATTCAGGAGATATAAGAGAATTTCTTTCTGATGAAGTAAATGTTGATTTCTTAGATGGAGTTGCAAGAGAAGATTTGACATTAATATGGAAATCATTTCTTGGTTGGAAACAAAATTATCCTGATATTAATACTTTTATTAATTTTTTAAAGTATGACCTTATGACTTGTCTAAAAATAAAAATGAATATGCCACTAACAAATGTAGCTCCTTATAGGGTAAAAACATACGAAAAAATAGCAGGAGATATACCTGAAGATATTTTAATCAAATATTTTGAAGAAATAATCAATATTGAGGAAAGAGTTGGGGGTGTATATGACTATAACTCTTTATTTTTCAATATGTTATGTAAAATAAGAAAAGAAAAAAAGTAATTGCCATTGGTGATTTTTATTCTATATTAATAGTATAAACGGGAGGTAATATGAATAAATTTTTTGATTTAATAAAAGACCAGTTCACATATGGAGGTAAGAAATACAGATATAATAAAACTAAAGAAACTACAGATATTTTATTTGACGAATTCGGTGCTTCTTGGTTATATGGAACAATGTCTAAATATTGTTTTAGGTATCAAAATCTAAAAAGAGAAAGAGATTTATTAAAGATAGCTTGTTATTGTTATATATTATGGTTAAAACGAGGGTTTTATTTTTCAACTGAAGGACTAGAAACAGCACAAAATACAACCGTTGATATGAAAGATGTTAATTTTGAGATGTTTAGAAAGGCATATGCTAGTTTTAGGAATAGTCGTGTTATTTATTCTTCAATAGAAGATGTATATTCCATATTAGCAACTTTATCAGATATTAATTTTAATAAATTAAAAGAATATCATATTTTCCATATGTTATTGATAACAGAACATATATGGGAAGTAGAATATGAATCGGGGGAAGAACACGATACGGATACACACAATGAGTAAATTACAACTAGCAAATATAGAAGACCTTAAAGAAATAATGTTATGTTTTAGGAAGTACAAAGATATATTTCCACATATAAGACAAGATAAAATTAAAGATAAGATATTAAAAAGTAATGCAGTATATGATGAAGGTGTTTTTATTGCTTTTACTAAATATAAAAAGAAAACAAGATTGGGAGATATTACAACTATGAGAGGAGACTATATCTTACATCAAATTTTTAATATAACTAAAGGTAATGGTAAGAGCAATAAAATATTAAATAAGTTTTTCAAGTATATACAACCCACTAATAATTTATGGTTGACTGTTAGAGCAAGCAATATTATTGCTAATAATTTTTATAAGAAAATGGGATTTACTAAAGTAAGCGATATATATTGGAAAAATAAAACTATCAAAGGTAATGTGTATAATAAAAAATTAATGAATTTAACAGGAGGACTATTTAATTAATAGTAAGAAAATATGAACAAAGAAAAAGAGCAACTTTGGTGTTATGACTGCCATGAGGAAATTTTAGATAATGAACCCTATGTAATATTTCAAGGAAAAATATATCATGAAAATCCATGTTGGACTGGTATTAAAAATACACAAATAATTGACGAGGAGTTATAATGGGTAAAAATGATGAAAGTTTAGTAAAGTCAAGAGAAATTAGAAGTCAGATATTATCTAAATACGGAGAAATACCTAAAAGTATTTATAAACCAGACTATTCTTGGGGTAAACACGTTATAGAACTTGAAGCTAAAAAACAACATAATATTGCAATACAGAAACATAAGAAATTAAGCTATGGTCATAAGGTAGAAATAGAATTACAAGACGGAACTAAAAAAGAAGTTGAAAAGAAATCACAGCAACAATGGAAAGCTTACAATGCTTCATCTAAAAGTATTAGAGGTAAAGATGGTGGGTTATCTACTTTTCCTCCTGCACTAGCCAGAAGAATAGTATTGTTTTATTCTGAAAAAGGAGATACAGTTTTAGACCCAATGTGTGTATCTGGAGATACAATAATTTCAACTCCAAATGGTGACTTCCCGATTAAAAATTTAGTCGGACAAGAACCATATGTATATTGTAGTGATGGAGTGCAATTAAGGTTACGTAAAGCAAATCAAATACGCAAAACAAGAATAAATGCAACTGTATTGGAAGTAAAGTTAGATAACGACAATAGTATATTTGTAACTCCAGACCATAAATTTATGCTTAGAAACGGCAAATATATAGAAGCTAAATTATTGAAATCAGGAGATAGTTTAATGCCCTTCTATAGAAAAATACATAAGCAATCTGGTAGATGGATAATAGGATTAAATAATGGTAAATATATGAGACAGAGTATTTTTATAATGCAAGAAATATTAGGTCGGAAATTAAAAACCAAAGAATTTATTGAATGTGTGCATCATAAAGATGAAGATATTACTAACGATAGTGTAGAAAATTTAAAAGTAAAGGATTTTGGAAAACATTCTAAAATGCATCATGAAGGTAAAATAATGTATATTCCTTCAGATGAACAGAAAAAACATTTATCTAAAATATTTACAGGATTAGAAAATCCTTTTTTTGGTAAAAAACATTCAACAGTAACAAAAAAACAGATAGGAATTGCAAGTAAAGGAAGAAATGTTGGGGGAAAACATAGTTTTGAAACAAAGAAAAAGATGAGTGAATCCTGGAAGAAACGTAAAAATAAAACATATGTAAATCAAATACAACATTTAATATCTGAAGGAAATCTTTCATATGAAAAAATAGCATTAAAAATGGGTGTTCATAAAAATACTGTTATTAATATCTCTACAAAAAGATTTAATTATAATCATACTGTTAAATCAGTAGAAGAATATCCAACTAAAATAGATACATACAATATGAATGTAGAAGAATTCCATAATTTTGTTGCTAATGGAGTTATTGTTAAAAATTGTGGACACAATTCTCGTATGCAAGTAACATATGAATTAGAGAGAGATTATATTGGGTATGATGTTAGTAAAGAGTTTATGAAATTTAATAATACTGTTAAAGATGAAATAATGGGCAAAGGAAATCAGAAATTAATATTTACACCTTCAAATACAATTACTCTTAAAGAACAATCATCTGAAAAATTAGATGAAGAAGACAATTCAATGGACATGTGTTATACATGTTATTCAGATGATACAGAAGTATTAACAGACGGGGGATTTAAGTTATTTAAAAATTTAAAAATGATTGATAAAATTGCAACTTTAGATGAAGGAGATAATTTAATTTATGTTAAATTAATTGAAATACAGAAAAATAAATATAAAGGAATAATGTATGAAGTAATAAACAAAAAAGGATTTAATTTATTAGTAACTCCCAATCATAATATGTATATTCGCAAACGTCATAAAAAAGATTATGAGCTATTAAATGTTACTAAATGTAAAAAGCAAGATAAAATTAAGATGTCTGCTAATTGGATTGGAGTAAATAAAGATTTTTTTATATTGCCGAGTATTATTACTGAAAAAAACCACATAAGAAAAGACAACCATATACTTATGGAAGACTGGATGACATTTTTAGGTTGGTATATATCTGAGGGATGGTGTTATTATAATAGAAAACAAGGGAAATTAAAAAAAGGAAGCAATTACTCTGTTAGTATTTGCCAAAGAGATATAAAGGTCTTAGAAAATATTAAAAAGACAATGAGCAAATATGGATTTAAAGGAACAATCAAAAAAGATACTCTTTCGTTTAATAGTAAACAGTTATATTTATATTTAAACCCACTTGGGAAGTCATATGAAAAATATATCCCCAAAGAATTTTTATCTTTAGATAGAAAATATTTAATTTGTTTATTTAATTCTTTAATGTTAGGAGATGGAAATGGCAAAGGAGCCAATAATACTTATTTTACTTCATCTGCTCAACTAGCAACCGACTTTATGGAATTAGTTATTAAACTAGGTAAAAAAGCTAATATGCAAAAAAGAGTAGATTGTGGAAGGAAGTTTATAAGAGGAAGAGAAATATTTAAAAAACATGACTCATATAGTATTGTTATTGGTAATGGATGTGAAAGGCAAATTACAGAAATAAATAAAGTAAAATATGATGGATTTGTTTATTGTTGTTCTATACCAAATCAAAAATTATTTGTTAGGAGAAAAGGTAAAGGTTGTTGGTGTGGCAATTCGCCACCTTATTGGGATTTAGAATACTATGGGGATGAAAAAGAACAGTTAGGATATAATCATTCATATGGAGAATTTTTAAATGGACTAGGAAGAGTAGTTAATGAATGTCATAGAGTATTAAAAAGAGATAAATATTGTATTTTTAATGTAAATGATTTTAGAAAAAACGGTATTTTATATACCTATCATTCTGATGTTATAGAATTATTTAAAAAAGCAGGATTTAATATGCACGATATAATTGTTGTGGAGTGGGCGAGTGCTATGGGAGCCTGTTTTAGTTTTAATACTAAAGTTTTAACTGAAAACGGATATAAAAATATAGGAGATATAAAAGTAGGAGAAAAAGTATTTACTGATGTCGGAAAATTACAGAAGGTTTCAAAAGTATTTAAAAGAAAAGAAAACGATATTATAGATTTAAAAGTAAAAGGATTATGTGATAATATTAAAATAACAGGAGAACATCCTGTATTATCTATAAAAAGAAAAGATTTAGTTTGCTATAAAGACAAAACCCGAAGTTGTTTTGGTTATTCTGGTAAGAGTTGTTCGGGTTGTAAGAACAAATTAAATAAAAAGATTTTAAAATGGTATAAAATAAGTGAATTAAAAGAGGGGGATTTTATATCAACACAAAGCAGTACTATTGAAAAAAACAATATATTTTTAAATGTTTTCAATTATATAAAAACAGAAAAATATATTTTAAAGAACAATAAAATATGTTTTAAATTAAACAAAAAAAATCTAAAATATATACCAAATAAAATAAAAATAGATGAAAAATTTGCTCGTTTGATTGGTTATTATTTGAGTGAAGGATGTTCTAATAGTAAAGGTCTTAGATTTACTTTTCATGAGAAAGAAATTAATTATATTACAGACGTTTGTAATTTAGTAAAAGAACTATTTGGATTAGAAAGTATAATTAAAAATTCTAAAATAGGTAAATGGAGTACAATATATATTTATAGTAGTATTTTAGCAGAATTCTTTGATTGTTATTTAGGCAAAGGATTTGATAAAAAAAGTATACCTAAACATATTTTTATTTCTAATAAAAACATAAAAGAAAATTTACTTATAGGTCTGTTTCGTGGGGATGGATGTTTAACTGGTAACGATATTTCATTTGGTGTTTCTAATGAAATATTAATAAAAGAAACTCAATCATTGTTAGGAAGCATAGGTTATAGTTTTTATTTACGAGAATATTATCCCAAATTAAGTAAAAATAAAACATATCAAATAAGATTAGCGGAAAATAAATGTATAGATTTTGTTGAAAAAACATTTAATAAAAAAATAACCCAAAATACAACTAAACGATATGATTTTAAAATAGGAGATATAACTGTTAGAAGCATAGTATCTATGAAAAAAAATAAATTCAATGATTATGTTTATAATTTAGAAATAAATAAAAATCACACTTATATTGCAGAAGGAATTATTTGCCATAATTGTTTTGCAAGTCAAGTTGAAGACAGAAAAATAACTGCTAAATCCCATGAATATTTAATCGTAGGAAGAAAATAAAATATGAAAGGAGAAAACAATGACTGAAAAATATACTCATTTTAAGGGTAATGAATTAGTAAGTTATAATAGTCAAAATAATAATTCTGAATATTTAACTATAGGTAATGTAAATTTTACAGATTATAGTTTATATCCTTGGTATGAAAGAGAAGTGTGTTATTGGTATCCTTCATATACTATATATGAAAAAAATAAAACAGAACAAGCATTTAAGATTATAGGTAAACTAATAGAAAAAAAAGTTATTAATGATATAAATGTTAAAAAGTTTATTGAACTAGTAACTGAAATAGCTTCAATACTTTAAAGGAATACTATGGAAATAGATAAAGTAGTTTTTATTGACTTTGGTTTATTTATGTTTAGAGGTATTTTTAGTTATATAAAATCAAAAATGCTACCTACATATAATACAATGAATATGATTATGGGTTGTTTAAAAAAGGTAGGGATAACAGAAAATACTTTAGTTATTATAGCTGTCGATAGTAAGAAGGGTAGTTGGAGAAAAGCATTAGATTCTAATTATAAAGCAAATAGGAAAGAAGCTAGAGAAAAATATGATTTAGATTGGGTAGATTTATTTAAACAATACAATAGACTTATTGACAATATAGAACAATCAACTCCTTTTTATACTGTTGAAATAGAAAAATTAGAAGCAGATGATATTATAGCCTTCGGTTGTAAATATTTTAATGAACATCAATGTACTATTATTAGTAGTGACCAAGATTATGAACAACTTGTAGCATATGGAAATGTGAGATTATTTTCTCCAGTATCTAAACAATATAAGTTAGTTAAAAATCCATATAGTATATTAGCTAAAAAAATACAGAAGGAAGCTTCAGATAATTTAATAACACCAATTTTAAACGAAAAGGACTATGAAATAAGAAATGCAATTGTTAATTTAATAGAACTTCCTAATTGGGTTAATTCTTTAGTTGAAAATTATTTATCTATACTTCCTGAAAAAAATTACAATACTAATTTAATTTGTTTTAATAGTATAAGAGCAAAATTTAATAGCGTATATTCAACAAAATATATTGTTAATTTTGAAAAATCTATAAATAGAAATAAGAAAAAGAAAAAAGAAAAAAGTTTATTTAAATGAAAGGAGTAAATAAGTGAGAAGAAGAACTATTGATGGAGATGAAAGATTGGGTTTGGGTCCTGGAGGAGAATGTGTATGTCCTAATTGTGGTCAGACCGTTTCTCATACTACAGGTGTTCCTTGTTTTAATACTCTATGCCCTAAATGTAAAACAACACTAATAAGAAAATAAGAAAGGTAATAATATGAAAGTAATAGCCGTAAGTAAAAAAGAAGATATGTTTAAATTAGACGTAAGTGGAACAGCAACTTGGTATTTTTTAAGTGATGCAGTAAAAGAATTTGTTAAGAAAGCAGGAATAGGTCTTAATGATGATGTTAATATAGAAAGTAAACCAGATTCTACAGGTGGTAAAACAGATACAATTGTTAAGGTAACTAAAATAGGAGGTTCATCTGATAGTGCTAAAGGTTCTTTTGGTTCTTCATATCAAGCAGGAGGAGATTCACCTAAAACATATTCTAAAGATGAACAAATTAAGAAACTAAGCGTTGCAAGAGCAACAGCACAAGCCATAGTTGCTTTACAAGGTCAAGTAGATAGAGCTAATATTAAAGAAACAATGAATGAAATCTATGATTTCCTTTATGAGAAAGTAAGCTAAAATGTCATATAGAAATAAAATTCTCCCTCTGGTTAAGGATTATTTAAAAGAAACACTCAAAAATTATAAAACGGAGAATAAGGGCAAGATGTTTACTTGCCCTTCATGTAAGTTTAATACTCCTACATGTAATATTTTACCTTTTAGTGATTATGTTTTATTTTGTGTAAAAGAAGGCAAAAAAATAGGAAATATTTTTGATATAGTTAGATTACTAGAAGAAGATAAACAAGAATATGATGAAGAACAAATTATAGATTATTTAATTGAGAGATTTAAAATAAAAGATGTTGTTTCTAAAAGTAAAATAGTAAGAGCATTAGAATTTTATAAAAAGAATAATTTTGATTTAGTTCCTGTAGCAAAGAACCAAAAAATACCCATAGAGAAAGACTGGACTAACAAAACACACACCGAAATAAAAGAATGGAAACATTGGTTAAATTCTGACATCAATATGGGTATTAAAACAGGTATAAGGAGTAATATTACTGTTATAGATGTAGACCAAAAACCAATACCTGAATGTATAGATAAAGTAAAAGGAGATTGTATAATACAGGAAACAAATAAAGGATTTCATTTATTTTATAAATATGATGATTCTTTACCTAAAACAAGATTACCTGAATTAAAAACAGATATTGAAAACAACGGAGGTCAAGTAGTTACTTTTCCTTCTTCAATTGATGGAATAATAAGGTCTTTTAATGAAGAAGAATGTAAAAAAGAATTAATTGAAATGCCGTTAGAATTAAAAAATGTTTTAAAGAAAAAACTATCTGTTAAATCTATATCTACTTTTTCTGAAAAATTAAAAGAAGATATAAATAAAAGAAATTTTAATTTATCTTTAATAGGTGAAGGTGATAGACATAATGCTATAATGCATTTAGGTGGTATTTTTAGAAAAGAACTCAATATAACAGAAACATCTTTTGTATTAGATATAATAAATAAACATCTTTGTAATCCTAGAATGTCTATGTCTGATTTTAATGGAGTTATAAGAAGTTTAGATAAATATGTTGAGTTCGATGGAGCAGAATTGGCTTCAAAAATATTACAGTATTTAAAAATAGTAGAAGAAGCTACAGCTAGAGACGTTAAAGAAGCATTAGGATTTCAAAAAGCAAGAATAGATAAAGCATTAAAATATCTTGAACGTGAAGGTTATTTAATAAAGATACAAAGAATGTATCAAATAATTAAAAGAGCATCTTGGAAAGATACATTTCCTGCTTTTGATAGTGAAGTTTCTTTTAGAATGCCTTATTTCTATGATTTAGCACATTTCCAGTATTCAGATATGATTCTTCTAGGGTCTAAAGCTAAAATGGGGAAAACTACTATAGCCGTCAATATGTTGAAATCATTTATAAGGCAAGGACTTAAACCCTACTACATAAGCTTAGAAGCAGGAAGTAGGTTTATTAAAACTGCTATACATTTAGGACTTAAAGAAGGAGATTTCTTTTGGGATTTTCAATCAGACCCCACAAAGATAGAATTAGAAGAAAATGCTATTACTATTATAGATTGGCTTTTAATAAAAGATAAAAGTCAAACTGATGTAGTTATGAAACATTTTGTAGAACAACTGGTTAAAACAAATGGTTTTTTGATAATCTTTATGCAACTTAAAGAAAATGATTCTTGGTTTGCGCCTAATATGGTAACTCAATTTCCTGCATTTGCCTCAAGATATGTATATGATGAAGATGATACAGGAGTATATGGTAAGTGGATAGTTGATGCAGTTAGAGACCCTATTGCGAAGGCAAAAGGAGGCTCAATACCTTGCAAATACATATGGGAAGATAAGATATTACAGAGAATGGATGAAATAAAAGAATTTATGTAAAGAAGGAGTAAAATTTAGATTAAGCTTAAAGGAGACAATAGTAGATTATGAAAAAAGGATTAAAAATGAGCAATAAAACTAAAAAAGCATTATATGGTATTCATTATGGAGAAATGAAAATAATAGAATACAATCCTGATTTTAAGTGTTTAACTTGTGGATTACCAATAAAAAATGCATCTGAAAACGGAACAATGATATGTTTTTATTGTTCTAAAGGCGTTAATAAAGATTTAAGTAAATGGACTAGAGGAGAAAGAATACACTATACATATAGGTTTCTTTATAATTTTTTACAATATTTAGTAGAAGAAATAATATAGGAGAAAAAAATGTATAAGATATATTTAGCTGGATATATACAGGGTGACAAGATTAAAGAATGTTCTGAATGGAGAAAAAAGATAAGAGATGTCTACGATAATTGGGAAACCAACTATAAAAAATTAGGAAAAGATTATGCTGGAATGGATGATGTTAGAGTTGTAATAAAATATCCTATAGAATGGTTAGACCCACTAAACGGAAAGAACTTAGATAAAATTACAGGTGATGGATTAAAATCAGAAGCTTCTCCTCATTCAATTGTACATAGAGATTATGTTGCTGTTACTAATGCAAATTTAATTGTAGTTAATATGGACACCTTCGGTACTGAAAGAGGATTATGTGGAACACTATGTGAATTAGCTTGGGCTTGGGAACATCATATACCTATAATTATGATTACTGATGAAAAGAGATATGCCGAACATCCATTTTTATCTTATTTTGCTTCTGAAATTGTATCATCAGTAGATGAACTATTAGAGAAAAAACTTATAAATTATTTTTACAAAGGATTAGTCAATGCAGAATACTAATGATAAACCAAAATTATATCTTATGATAGGAAACATAGGTTCTGGTAAATCAACATTATGTAAATACTATAAGAAAAAAGGAGCAATAGTATTATCAAGAGATGCATTGAGATATGCTCTAGGAAGTGGAGATTATTTATTTGATTATAAATATGAACCTATAATTCAAAAAACAATTATGGTTTTCTTTACTTCATTACTTAAATTAAAATCAGATATTGTTATTGACGAAGTAAATGCTAAAAGGAAAAATAGAATTAAATATATTAAACTAGCAAAAGAAAAAGACTATGAAGTTATAGCGTTAGTAATGCCGTATCTTAATAAAGAAGATTCGATTGAAAGAAGACTATCAAATAATCACGGCAATATAAGCAAAGAAGTCTGGAATGAAGTTTGGGAGAAATTTAATGTTCAATATGACATACCCATATTACCAGAAGGATTTGATAAAATAATATTAATATAAAGAAGGATAAAATGCCATATATTAAACAAGAAAACAGAAATAAATATAATGCAATCTTGGCATTATTAAGAGGAACAAAAGACTTAATTGATAAGTCTGGAGAATTAAATTATTTAATTACAAGTATATGTAAGATATATTTAGAAAAACATTCTGAAAAATATAGTACTTATAATGATATTTTTGGAGCATTAGATTGTATAGGTAAAGAACTATACCGAATAAAAACTTCAGATTATGAAAATAAAAAGAAAGATGAAAACGGAGATGTATTTTAAAAATGAAACTAATAGTTCCCATATATTATACTATAGAGAAAAAAACAAAAGAAAATAAAACTATATTGGTCAATATGAATTGGTATAGAAATGCCCATTATATGCTGTCAAATAAAGTAAAACAACATTATCACGACCTTGTAAGAGAACAATATAATGGAGAAGAATTTACTTGCATTTCACCTAAATATATGGTATACTCAAAAAGAACTGGTACTGACGGTGCTAACATTAGAGCCATCATAGAGAAGTTTGTTTTAGACGGTTTGGTTAAAGTAGGAGCAATAACAGACGATACTATAAAATATGTAATAGGAGACAATAGTGAATACTTTATTGATAAAGAAAACCCACGTGCAGTCATTACGATTGAAGAAGTCAGTAGAAATAGAGAAAACAAATGAAAATTAAAAAACAAAAAAAGAAAACAAAAAAAGATAAAGATAAAATATCTGATGGACACTATAAAGATATATTAAATCTATTATCTTTAAAGGAGTAATTAAAATGGAAGATAATGATGCTGTTGTAATGGTGGTTTTAATTATAGCAATAACTTTAATAAGCATAATTTGTGGTCTTACCCATATGAGTTTTGAAATGAATAAATTTTATGTTGAAAAAGGATATACAAGAACCACAGTTGATGGATGGACAGATTGGGTTAAAAAATAATTGTAATAAGAAAGGAGTAGCAAAATGGATAAATTAACAATTAATGGAGGTTTAGCACTCCAAAAAGCATTAAGAGGTAGATTAAATGAATTAACTCATTTAAGAGATAGTGTAGCAGTAGAAGAAAGTACAAATTATTATTCTGATGTTAAAAGTGAAAAGATAGTAACTGTAAAGTATGAAGTAAAGTTTGTAGATAAAAAGATAGTTCAATTGCAAAATGTTTTATTTAAATTAGATAATGCTATTAAAACAGCTAACGCAAAAACAACACTAGATATAACAATAGATGTTGACAATTGTCTTGCTCCTTTAGAGTAAGATAATTATTAGCAGTTGGAAGATTAAATAAAAAAACTATGCTTGGTCTCACAGACCTAATTGGATAGTCTGTTATGAGATTTAAAAACTCAAAAGATAATTATTATTGATTGTAAATAATCTCATTAGACACCCAATTGTAATTAATTGTAATTAGTTATTATATAATTTATTTAATCTTCCTCTATTGTTTAAAGAAAATATATTAAGGGAGGCAGACAGAAAGAAAGGTAGACAAACAGAAAGGTAGAAAGATGATATTGAAATTAAGAGATTTTAGTATGGGTAAAAGATTTGCATGGACAATAGTGTCTGATGTTACGTCGGTTAGATATTCCGAAATAACAATGGAGCAGGTAAAAGAAGATAAGCTGATACTTAATAATTATATTGAATGTGTTGATAAAGAAGGAAAACCAGATAAAAATATGGTTTTTAGGTATATACAGGCTTGGCATACAAGGGCTAATGATGACCCGATAAATATAGTTACAAATATGGTAGCTTATTTATTAAATGATGAAGGTAAAACAATAGAAACCATATAAGACAGATGCCTCCCTTAAAAAGAAAGAAAAAATATGGTACAGATGAAAAAAACATATAACAGAAAAGAACGTAGGAATATGTTGGCTAAGTTTAAAAAATTAAGCCATAAAGTAAGTTCTAAACAGGTCAAAGGTGCATTTAAAGAACAAGATTTAGATATTATGAGAAAATATAATAAAGATAAGAATGAAGAAAATAGGTTAAAATCAGAGGCAAGAAAGAAACTAAAACATGAAAAATCTGAAAGTATCTGAAAAAGTAGTTAATGTTATGTGGGTGGATGCAGAAACAAAAATTGAAGAAGAATTAGATGATGTAATAGAAAAAGGAGCCCCCATAAAAGAAAGCTATGGTAAAATTGTTTTTATAGGTAAAGATATTAATGATATTTCCTGTGTTATTATACAAACAGAAATATGCACAAGTGATGGAACTCAATTAGGAGATTATACTATAATACCCAAATCTCTAATATTAAACATAAAATAAAAAGGATAAAAGATGAAAGATATAATGTTGGACTTAGAAACATTAGGTAGAGAAGCAAAATGTGTTGTAACTCAATTAGGAGCCTGTTATTTTGATAGATATACAGGAAAATTAGGTAAGGAATTTATATCAAATATCAGCATGGGTAGTTGTTTTGATGTTGGATTAAATATAGATTCAGAAACATTAAATTGGTGGTTAGATAGGAAAGACTTAATTAGTTGGCTAGACGAACCTTTAGAATTAAAAAAAGTATTAGAAAATTTTAGTTTATTTTATAAAAAAGGAGATTTAATTTGGTCTCATAATTCTTTTGATATTCCTATTCTAAAGGCATGCTACATAGCATGTGATTTAGAAATACCATTTCATTACAGAGATACAAGAGACCTTAGAACAATAGTTGATATAGGTAAAATAGATTTATCTAAATATAAATGTTTAAATAATCATAATGCATTAGATGATTGTTTTTTCCAAATAAAATATTGTTCTGATGGATTTAAGAAATTGAAAGAGAAAGGATTTTAATGAAACTATCAGAATTATTAAATATAATAGAAAAATTAGTACCTAAATACTTTGAAGTAATTAGAATTGAACGGATTGATTTTAGTACAGGCAAATCAGTATGTGTGCCTCATTATATAGTGGGAGTTATTAATACTAAAACTGATATGATTTCTTCATTTACTTTATTTTACCCTTTTTCATTTGATAAAAAAAGTACAATAAAAGAAATTAAAAGAGAACTAGATTCTCTATTTAAGGAGGAAAAAACAAAAAATGGAAGTTAAAATTAGTTTAAAGGATTCAAATACTAAATTAATATTAGATTGTAATTTATCTTGGCAAGATGGTAATACCTTTTGTTTTTTACTTAAAGACGAGAAGACAGTTAAGAAATATCCAATGATAAATGTGTGGTTTATAGAATTTGATGAAACAAAAAATAAAGCTTATAAAATTTGAGGAAAAAATAAAATGCTTATCGCAGTGGATTTTGACGGAACTTTATGTAAACATAAATATCCTGACATAGGAGAACCAAACACTAAATTAATAGACAAATTAAAAGAATTAATAAATCAGAAACATCAACTTATATTGTGGACATGCAGAAACGGAGTATTATTAGATGAAGCTGTTGGGTGGTGTAAAGAACAAGGATTAAAACTATCGGCAGTAAACGAAGATACTGATAGTGTAAAAAATTCATTATTCGGTAGAGAAAAAAGCTGTAAGGTTTTTGCTGATGTATATTTAGATGATAGAAATCAATTAATTGAAAAATTTTAGGAGACGATATGGACACTATTATTGAGTATAGAGGTAAAAGAATTACAAATAAAGGTTGGGTATATGGATATTATGTATATGATTCTCTTTCAGATAGACATTTAATTTCATTTATGGAAAACAGAAGATATAAAGTAATTGAAGTTATTCCTGAATCAATAGGTCAATATATAGGTATAAAAGATATAGATGATAAAAAAATATATACTGGAGATATAACTGAAAACTATGAAGTATTTATGTTTGGTGATTTTAAATATTATGAAGATGATATAAAAGGAAAAATATATACAGCAGCATATGGATTATATTTACAAGAAAGAGGAGGATCCATGTGGGTTGTAGTAAACGAAAAAGAACAAAAAGATAAATATAGAATAGTAGCAAATACATTTGATAACCCTAAAATAATGACAGGAAAATGAGTAAAAGAAAAAATAAATTTCATAAAGAATTAAAAAGAAGTAGATATAAAAATATTCCTGTCGGAGAAAAAGTAGCACAGGAAGAATGGGATAAAATATTTGGTAAAAAAACGGAGGTAAAAAATGGATTCAAACGGAACATTAGTGATTAATATCACTCAAAAAGATAAAAACGAAAAGGTTATAGCTAAATTTAATATTACTAAAGATGTTATGAATAATATTCCTATAACAAAGATTAAATCAGAAGATATAATTAATAGTAATATTAAAAAATTATTAGATGATTTAGAAAAAAATAAAATAATAACAAAAGATTGGACTTAAAAATATGAGTAATACTGAAAAATTCTCAATAACAAAACTGTTTGATTTATCTCCAGTTGGTTGGTATAAGATTTTAGGATTAGCCATTAAATTAATAATTGGGATTATAATAGTGTTTGGAATCTTAGGAGTTATTAACAAATTCTTTCCTAGACAGCCAGATAATGTAACTAATCCTGCAATTAATGTTGCTAGTGGAGGTACATCAAATTATACAGTAATACAACAAAGTGAAAAAGATAAGAAATGGTGGATACCAAGTCCATTTGTAGAAATATTTGGACAAAAAACAAGTGATAGAGACTTTGATTTAGGAATGAGAACAGGTGCTAGATTTGACTTTTAAAAAAGGAGTAAATTATGAGTGATACTAAAAACCCACTAGAATTATATGTTGCTGAAAAACTTAAAAAAATAGATAAATATTCAAGACCAACGAAGGCGAGTGGAGCTTCAACTGAAATAGGAGATGTATTAAATAAATTCTTTTTTGTTGAATGTAAAATGAGAGATACTTCTAGTGTTACCATACAAAGAAAAGTATGGTATGATTTGTTAGGTAAATTACCATTAAAAACAAAAAAGATACCAATATATGCATTAGAAAATAAACATAAAGATAGATTTATCACTTTAGATTTAGATGATTTTTTTAGAATGGTATATACTATATATTATAATCAATATATACGAGACGGAGAAGAACTATAATAAAAACTAATTGCCATATTAAAAATAAGTTCTATATTATAACTACTCTCAATAACAATAGGAGAAATCATGGCTAAAAAAACAAATACAAAGATAGATGATTTAGTTAAATTAAAAAAAGTTATTGGTGATATAAATAAGTTTATGCCGGGAGTAAATATTGATTTTGCAAATAAAGCACCTGATAAGAAAAAATTATTTTTTGGAGTGAAAGACATTGATAAATTAACAGGAGGTATTCAATGTGGCAATTTTACTGTTATATATGGTAGTGAAAGTTCTGGGAAATCAACATTAGCTTTAAGTGCCATAGCAGATGCACAGAAAAATAGGAAAATGTGTATGTATATTGATTTAGAACATAGTTTTGAAAAAAAACGAGCTAAAATACTAGGAATTGATTTATCGAAATTACTTTTAGTAGAAAATATTCAAAATGCAGAAGAATCAATGGATATAGTTAAAAAAGTTTCACAAGAAGCCATAGTAGATTTTATTGTTGTTGATAGTATTCAAGCTATGTCTCCTAAAGGAGAGCAAGAAACGAAAGCAGGAAAAGAAAAATCAATAGAATCCGATGAAATAGCTTTACTTGCTAGAAAAATGGGTAAATTTTTAAGAGTTTCAGGTTCGGCAGTTCACAATGGTAAGGTAGCTGTTTTAATGATAGGTCAGATTAGAACAGGTGGTTTAGGAACATTTATTGTTAAATCTACATTATCAGGTGGTAATGCTATTAAACATTGGTCTGTCTTAACTTTATTTATGAGGAGAGGTCAGAAAGCAGATGCTCCTACAGTAAAAGAAAAGGTTGATGGCAAAACAAAACAGAAAATAGTCGGTTTTGATAGTGTAATTAAAATAGAAAAAACTAAAGTAAGTGATTCAATGTGTGAAAATTCTGATTTACACTTGCCTTTTTATCTTTTAACAGGATATAATCAAGAAGAAATAGGAGAAATAAATGATAAGCTTTGATTTTAACGATAGTAAAGCATTATGGGAATTTAGTAAAGAGACGGTTGTTTTAGCAGAAAAATATCAAGAAACTAGAATAAATTATTCTACAGCATTAAAAACACTTAAATTGGCATTAGCACAGGCATATTCTGATGGAAAGATTAAAGAAACAATTTCAGAAGATAAAGCATATTTAAAATTAGCAGAAGAAAATGAAGGAAATAAACAAGCACTTTCAGATGTAATTGAATGTGAACAACACTATAAAGGATTAGAAAAAGTTTTAGATGCAAGATTGGCTTTAGCTTCATTGAACCAAAGTTTTATTAAAAATAAGGTTATTGTTGGTGAATAATATCGCCGTTGTATTAGTAGGTCATACTTTAGAAAAAATACAACATTTAAAAACCCTATATCAAATAAATAAGCCGGATATGGAACATGATTTGGTTGTAATTTATAATGGAACTAAAGAATATAAAGAAGCTAACTGCACCATACTAAATAACAACACATTGAGAGATATAGGTATGTATTGGTATGCTATAAATTTATATCATACAAATAAGTATTTTTTTATGAATGATGATGTAGTATTTATAAAAGATAATTTATGGTTAGAAGAAGCTAATAAAAAATTAGACACCTGTGATATTGTTGGAGTACAAAGTAATTTATCTTCATTATTTAGTGCAGATATAATTAAAAAAGTAACTAAAGGTCATTATCCTGAAAAATGGGTTGAATGGGGTCAGACACCTCAATTTATAAGAACCTCAAATTTCGCCTGTACTAAAAAATATTTTATTAAGTTATTTAATAAATATAAAACAGCACAGTCATTTGAGAAAAACACTATAAAAGAAACACTTCAATGGAGTTTATTTGATGATAAGTTCCATATTTATGATTCTAATTTATTAAAATATAAAGGATATATAAATGCGTCTACAGAACATCCACAATAAAGATAGAAATATTTATTTATTTTGTAGAGACAGAGAAGGACAGCAAGAAATAATAGAAGACAATACTTTTTTCCCTTTCTATTTTGAACCGAGTGCTGACGGTAAAAGTATAGGATATAATGGACAGAAACTAAAGAAAGTAGTTACTTCTAATCCCCGAAACATTTATAAAGATAGAAGAAGTGATAGTTTTAGTGCAGATATACCATTCACAACTAACTACTTAATTCACAAAATAGACAAATTTGACAAGACATCAATTAGATATTTTTTCATTGATATTGAAATTATAGCTAAAAAACTACCTGTAGTTCATGAAGCCAAGGATACAGTATCATGTATAAGTTTATATGATAATTTAAATCCTAGTAGTATTATGGTTTGGTATATTAAAGATTATTCAGGAACATTAGATGAACAAGAAGAACAGTTATTAAATGATTTTATTAAATACTTCAAAGATAATCCTCCAGATATATGGGCTAGTTGGAATGTAAATTTTGATTATAATTATCTATATCATAGATTATATAAAAAATATGATAGATATTTAGCACAGGAATTAAGTCCTATAAATGAAAGTAGATATGCTAGAGGAGATAAGAAATTATTTTATCCTGCAGGCATAAGTGTTATAGATTATTTGATTTGGTTTAAGAGATTATATCGAACAGAAAAATCATATGCTTTAGATTATATAGCACAGATTCATCTAAATGAAGAAAAATGGCAAGATACTGACTTCGGAGAAGTATCTGAAATAGTTAAAGCAAAAAATATAAATGATGTTAATAGAATGGTTAAGCTTGAAGAAAAATATCATCTATTGGATTATTATGATGAAATAAGAATTTTTACAAAAACAGAATGGGAAGATTTAATACATAACAGTAGGATTATAGATAATCTAATTTTAGATGAAGCTAAAAATAGGAATGTTGTATTACCTTCTAGACCATTTAAAGATAGTTCGTTTAAAGAAGAATCTTTTCAGGGTGCATATCGTAGAGCAGATTCAGGAAGATTCTATAATATATATAAAGCAGATATTTCATCTATGTATCCAGAACAATTAATTAATTTTTGTTTAGATGATGTTAATTTGAAAGATGAGAAAGAAAAAGGATGTATAGAGATAGATAATCTATTTTTTAATCAAGATGAAAATGCTATATTGCCGTTTTTATCTAGGAAATTAATAACAGAGAAAACAATATTAAAAGAAGAATTAAAAAAAGTTAGAGGTCAAGGAGAAGTAGAAAAGAAAACTCAAATTAAATATGATGCTTATAAAGCTTTAGTAAATTCATTATTTGGTGTTACAGGGTTTTCAAGTTTTAGATTATACAATCCTAAAATAGCCTCAACAATTGCATTTTTAGCAAGAGATTTATTACACTATGTAGAAGATGAAATGAAAAATAGAGGATTTGAGGTTATCTATTTAGATACTGATAGTGTAATGTATAAATCAGATAAAGACGAAATAATATTATTAAATCAAATGGTTCAAGATTGGGCTAAAGAAAAATATGGTAAAGATAAAGTCAGTATATTTTTTGAAAGTGAAGGTACTTTTAATAAATTATTGATAATAGGAAAATGCCACTATTATGGAGTAAATGTTATAGATGGGAAAGAAAAACCTGAAATTAAAGGTATTGAAATGAAAAGGTCTTCCAGTAGTAATTATGAATCTTGGTTTCAGGAAGAACTAATTAAAAGAACACTAGATAAAGTAAGTGAGAAAGAGATAATAGATTGGATAAGATATGAAAATAACAATATACATAAAAAAGATTTATTGGAAATATCTTTCCCTGCTAAAATAAACGTCAATAAAGAATATAAAACAGAAGTAGAACGTGATGGAAAAATAATAAAGAGAAAATTACCTATTCATGTTAGAGCATTTAAAAATTCTAAAAAAGTATTTAAGAATAAATTTAAAGTTGCAGAAGGAAGTTTATTTCATTACTTACATGTTAAAGATTATATAGTAGATGGAGAACAAGTTAATGCTTTGGCTATAGATTCTAATACAGTAAATATAATAGATACTAATATGATAGATTGGCATGAAATATCTAGAAGAAATATATTAACTAAAGCAGAAAATATATTTAAGGCTTTAAAATGGAATACAAGTGCTTTAAAAGATACTAGACAACTAACTTTATTTTAGGAGTAATATGAAAGAAGAAACCTTATTATATATAAAAATAATAGATAAAGAATATTATGGATTCATAACTACTTTTGATTCGTTAGAAAAAAAAAGAAAAACACGTAAATCAGATATGCATGCTCCTACACTTAAAAAAGCAATAATTAAAGCACAGGAATTATGTAAGGAAAAACAAATAGACTATGGATATTGGTTTATTAATTTATTCTAAACTGGGAAGGAGGTAAAGATGGCTAAAGAAGAAAAGTATGATTATTTAGTAAGTATACATAATAAACAAACAAAAAGAATTGAGGTACTATGTATTACAGGAGGTAATAGTGAATTAGGTACTTTTTTTACTAATTTAGATGATGAAAAATATATTGTTGAATCAATCAGTGTTATTCCGGGAGGATTAACTAACGAATATTTACCTTATACCAAAAAAGATAAAAATTTAGAAATAGGACAATAATATAAAAGGAGAAAAATATGTTAAGTAATAAAGATTTGCACACAGAGATTAAAGCAATGGATGAAATAATTACAAAACTTGATAGCCCATTTGAGAGTGCGTTGTTAAAAGCAGCCACCTTGATTTTAAAGCTTCTCCATAATGTTAGAAGCAATCAAGTTATTATTATGAAAGAATCAGGTATTAATTTACTTGAATCAAAACCATTAGACAAAGACAACAAGGAAAAAGAAGCAACAACAGAATAAAAAAAAGTCGAGGGCTTGGCTTGCGTAGGACTGATAGAAAACATATAGAGTATCTTATACCTATATTGTTATTTTATCTCATCCTACGCAGTCCTTTGCAATCCTAGAGGTCTTTAAGAGTACTATACTAAGATAAACCACCTAAAATCTATTTGTATGAAGGAATAATATGACTAACGCACATTTTAAAAACATTATAAAACGTAACGGCAAGAAAGTTAAATTTAGTTTTGATAAATTGGTTCTTGCCTTAAATAAAGCAGGGAAAGCAACAAATGAATTTAATGAAGACATAGCAAAAAAATTAGCTACTAAAACA